ATGCGTTGGCCGCAATATCGGACATGTGCTGAGTGCGTTTGATAGGCACACCACGGATGTTCGTTTGCCGTGGGCCTGTCCCCAAACCATCAGAGACCAGATAACGGTCTTCTTGGTCTTTGAGCAGGCTAATTTGGGTGCGGGTAGCCTTGCTCATCGCCATGATCGTACCATCGGCGTATTGGTCATCTACAGCGTCCAGTAACTCAATGATCTTGTCGGGGTCAATGGTGCCGGCGGTGGCGGTCGCAGAGGTCACTTCGGTGATAGCCAAGGTGTTGACACCATCGGGGATGATGCCCAATGGTTGCCCACCCGTACCTGTCCCCATCAAAAAGGCCAAGTCTTCATCTTGAGCGGCCGTTTCGGTGATCTGTTTTTCGAGGTAAGACACGATGGAAGAAACAGATTGCAACATCATGGTTGTTACTGTCACTTTAAATTGATAAGGGTTGACCATGGTCATGATGTTGTTAAACGTAGTGTTGGTGGAAGCGGCCACTGAACTTTCGCCACCCCATTGCCCACGGAAACCGCTGGGGTATTGGCTACCCCCACCACTATCAAGAATAATGTCTACACCCATCGCGCCATTGGCGAGGGTAAAGACAGTGGCCCCATTACTACGAACAATAGTGAGGCCGGGCAAGCGGGAGAGAATCCCTTCTTGCATGTTTGGGGGGACGGCATAGCCACCCAAGCGGCCTTGCGAAATCAATTGCGTCTCTTTGATAGCGGCCATGTCGTAGCCACTTTCTACAAGAGATTTGATGACAGACATAGGAAAAACCTGAGTCTCAATCAATTTTTGCTCGGTAGGGGTTAGGCGGGCTTCGCCAAGCCGGATGTATTTGCCAAAAGCGGCCGTTTGGTCAACCAAGAACTCGCCTAATTGGGCTTCGCTGGACTTGCCAGCCGCTTCCATGAAGACTTGCTTCATGGCAACGGAGGGATCGCCAAATTTGGCAAGGTAAAGGGTTGCCATGACGGACTTGGTGGCATCCATTTTGTGATCATCAGCGGGGGGAGTATCCCCACCGACAGGTAATTTATTGGTGGCTGGGGCGGCTTTCATCTCGCCTAACGTTTTTTCATGCGTTTCCAGCTTTGCTTCAATCGGCTTAAGGGCTTCACCAACCACGCCCTTCATGGCCGTTGTGATTTCTTCAATCGTAAGAGTCATTTCGTCTACCTCATTGCTTAGGGGTAATTGGTCGGCCGTTTCTAGGATGGACTTCAACGAGGGAACGGCCGTTGTTTTTGATAACTGTTTGAGAGGGGTTACTCGCGTCAGTTCGGGACCTGCGGCGGGTTTTACCGTTGGGCTGGCATCCAACCCCAACGGCCATTTGGCGATGTAATTCACGTTCTTTTTACCCGGCACTGGAACGCGAACCACCAAATGGGGGGCCGTGCCGCTAGAAAAGCCCACAGCCATCTTGCCGGCTATCAGCAACTTCTCTACGGCCATCAGATAGCGGTTGCTATCATCTAACTGCCCCTCAATCCAAACGCCCACCTCATCTTTGGCAAGGGTGGCTTTTGTGCCGGGCTTTAGGATGGAGGTGCGCCCAAGGGTACGATCTTGCCCATGGTCCCAATACATATCGGTTTCGTTGTGAAACCCAAAGTCACTTTTGGCATCGAAGTAATCGCCGGTCAGGTCGGGCGTGTCGGGGTCGGTAAACCGCACCAGATACCCGCCAATACGATGATCGCCGAGTGACTTGACCTCTGTGCCAAACGTTACAACGGTGTCATTGGTCAGAAGGTCAACGGCTTTTTCAGCGTTCGAGGCCACCCACTCATGTTCCACCCGTTCCCACTCGGACATCGGGGGGATAATGGCGCGGCCGTCTTCTAGCGAATATGAGAATCGCCAGTATTGCATGTTCATGCACAAAACGGCCGTATCCGTGTATACCAATAAATCCGAGAACCACGTATAAAGGCCATCGTAACGCAGATCGTTGATCCGCTGGAAGATGGTAGATAAGGTGCTTCGGACAGCATCAACAATTTCATTGAACGAAACGGCTTTAATGATGCCGAGTTGTTGAGCTTGTGAGATTAGGTCAGCATTAGACAGGTCATTGGCGGACGGCCGTTTCTTGGGGGCGGCTTCACCCGGCTCATCATTGGCCGGCTCTTGTGTTCCCGCTCCTTCTTCTTCGGTCATTTCGTCAGTGACATCAACCTCTCTTCATCTTCTGCGCTCGAAGAGTCAGTAGTTGCACTGTCTGTTTTTTTGGCTTGATTTTTTTGCATTTGTTTTGTCATCTTAGCCTCAAATAAAAAACGCCACCGCACCCCATTGCTGAGGTGAGTGGCGTCGCGCGCTATATAAAGTTACAAGGATCATTCTACAATGACCCGCGATTTAAGGCAAACGTTCTAAATTTGCGCCAAATCGGGGCCGTTGCCAATCTCCAACGCCTGCCCATTAGGAATAGTGATCGCCTTTCCTTTCAGGTCTTCGGCACTCAAAATGAGATCGGCAGGCGGGTAGTCAGGCACGGCCGTGCCTTGCAATTTGCCCGTAGCGCAGTTCATGATGTGGAACGGGCCATTTGTGCCAATGTCGAAATGAGCGGCCGTTTCTAAGGCGGTGAGTAGGATTTCACAAACGGCCGTATCTGATTGGCTTGGCAAAATTCTTGTGGTCATGATTTGATACAGGCAACCAAGTGCAACCTGCTCCCCTGAGCCAATGGCCTCGTAATCGTGATCCGCTTCGGTCACACAAACGAATTGATCGATTTGAAAGATTTGACCATGATAGACCACAAGCAGATCGTTGAAATTATGCTCCAAACCACCTTCGGCCGTCGCTTTCATGCCCCCCTTTTCAATCAATTCCCGCCAAGCGGGTACAAACTCTTTGCGGAGGTATTGAACGGCCGTTAGCCGTTTGTGGTGTTTAGGCAGTTCGAGATGTTCCACTTCGTAAGCCCCACGCACAAAGCCAGCCGCGCCAATGACCATCTTTCCCCCACCCTTGCCGGGAATATCCAGCACCCGCATCTTTGGCTCTTGAATAGTCATCTTGCGAGTGCCGGAGGTCATACAGGTATCAGCCCCCATATAGACCACACCACTATGTTTCTGTCGAATCGCTACTATTGTTGTCAAAATTCACCTCTATAAATATAAATTGCCCTCGCGTCAACAGGTACATCACCCGTTGGCTGGGGCTAATCTTGAGTAACAAATCATTGTGTGCCCCCCCACGTGTGGCTTGCCAATCAGCCGCAAGGTCGTTGGCATAGCGTTCAGCCACCAACTTATCACGGGTAAAGAAGATAACGGCCGTCAATGGCGGGGGGATGATTGTGGTTATAGGTTGCGTCGGATTTGCTCCTCTATCGCCTTCTGTAGTTTTTCCAGCATCCATTGTAAGCGGTCCTCTTGAACATCCTGAATAGTTTGCCACCTGCCCTGATGCACGTTCGCTTGACGGTCGCGGTCTTGTACCAGTGGGGCGTACTCTCTAACGTTACCTATTGTGGAGCGAAAGCCAAATAGGTCTACCTTTTGCACATGCGTCCAAGACCTGCCTAAATTGCCCGTGCGCCGATAGGTTGAGTTCTCTGGCGGCGGCGGGTACTTAGCTAAGTCAGTGGCAAAGGTGGCTCCAATCTCATTGACGGCCGGCGCGAGGTATGCAGGGTTAGAGAGTGAGTTGATCACCTTTAATACCTGCTCCTCATTTTCGATGTCAATAACAATATCGGCCATTTGTAATTCCTAAAGGGTGGGGAGCGTGATCCGTTTTTTGCCTTTGCTACCCCTGCCTTTGACCTTTATTTCCTTCGCATTAATGGTGGTGATGCAAGGGGTTTTGTTTTTGCCCATGGCCTGTTTGTACATTTCTACGGTTGTCATGGAGTCAAGGTAAATTCGGTAGGTGAGTTCCTCAATGCTCATCATCCGCTTGATGCTGGGACGCATTGGCTGAGGAATGGTTCGCGGCCCAAGAAACGCCTCTTCTTCGAGTCTTTGCCACCTATTGGCAAGGCGTTTTGCCTGATTATCAACGGCTTTGTCCAAACAGTTATTGGGGGCTTCACTCGAATAACCAAAACAAAGATCACTCCATGTGAACGGCCGTTCTTTACAGCCTTCGGGAGGGTTGGTATTTGTCACCCCCGCGATTTGTTTCGGTATGGCCTCCGACATGCTTAGAGCGGAATGTTTCATAAAGGCCATGTCGTTACCGGCCCAAAACATGGCAATAGACAAGGCTTCGACATCATTTTGAGTTGGAAACGAGGGGTTGCGTTCGGGGATGAAATTCACAAGGGAATCAAGAGGGGGTTTGTTAATCATCGGTGTTCTCCATTTGTTCAAACTGAATATTGTTATCGTTTGGAAAGGGCCGTGTATGGGTAACATGCCCCAACCATATTTCGGACGGAATTTCGGACGGGAAAGCCGCGCATTTGCGGACCGCGGCATTGGGTAAGTGCTGGCACATCGCACACACGGCCGAAAGCGCAGGCGGCGAACTTGGCTGAATGACTGCGTAAACGGGCATATTGTCGGTCATCAAAACACCTCTCTTGTGTAGGTCAGGCAACCGCCAAGCGCGGCCGCAAGGGTGATGAA